AGCCGTGATCACAGTCACTTATCGTGTGGGTGGTGGTACAAACGGGAATATAGTTACGAATTTTGCAAATGTAGAAACTTTGATTCCTATTGAAGGTCAGGATTTTAGCGTACTGGTCAATCTGAGTAATTATACCCGTGGTGAGTTCGGGTATAACGGAGATACAGTAGAAGATATTAGGAGAAAACTTCCTAACTATAATAGGACACAAGATAGGGCAGTAACAGGTTCTGACTATAAGACATTGTGTGATAATTTTGTAACACCATATAATGGTGTAATGGGAAAATCAACTGCTGCATTAAGACATAACGGATGTGCTGCAAATATTGTTGATATTTACGCTCTGGTTAAGCAAGGTGATAATGGGCTGACCTTGGCTTCGTCACAGTTCAAGGCAGAACTTACCGACTATCTGAACACCAAAAAAATGAAAATATCAGGGCCAAAATAGAAAGAAACCTTGCTATTTTCTTCAACTTGAATAACTGGGATTATGGTCAGATTCTAAGAAATACGGATGTTATAAAAGCTTTGTCAAATATTTCTGAACCATATCGTTATGAGGTAAACTTGACTACATCTGATCCGAATAATAGTGGCTCTCAGGTAACCACCAAGTTTTATGAAATAATTCGACCAGACAACATTCAGATTGATTTCCAATATGAGTAATGAGGAGTAATGGCAATTTTATATTACAACAATCCGAAGGTAACTGACCAGATTGAATTTGATTTCTATACTCCAGACGCAGATGGTTGCTTCTTTGCTGATCCTTATGCCGTTGAAAACATCAAAATTTACTTTGTTGAAAGAAATCTCAATGGTACCAAAGATACACTTTCTTTGGTTGATCAATTTGATGTTTCTAAACAAAAAGAATATTTAGACGCTCAACAATTGGCTTGTGATGATCCGACTGAAACAAATATTGCAAATGCCTTTAAATTAAAAAAACAATTCGAAGCTACGAGCATCTATAACAGCACTTGGTATACCCAAGCAGACATAATTTTCAATGTTGGAACTTCAACTTATCCAGTTTGGACTGCTGCTGGTCCAAATACTGATTCAATTATTTCTAAAATTACTGGAGCAAGCGGAGAAGTCCAAAACGGTCATTTCAAATTTATCTGGTCACCAAACGGAACTATCAGGGAAGGTGATTTTTATTTATGCTGGACATGGGCTCCAAACTTAGCTGGTGACAGGTTTTCTGCCTACCTGCATTTTTATGTAAATAGCAACATATCAAATGAAGTTACCAGCCCAGCGCATATTGTTGATCCAAATAAGTACAAAAATCTTCTGGATTCATACCTCCCAGAGATGTACAAAATGTCATATGCAAAAGATGATCTAACAGTACCAACATTAGATAAATTAAACTATGCAATAGGTGAGAAGCATTATCTAATGCAGGCATAGGGTTGCTGAACTATTCCCAACTTTGGCAATGTAGAACAAATGCAGTTTTTACCGAGACTTTTGAGTTTACAGGAAGTTATAATTTTACATTGTCTTATGTTTCACTTGATCCAACAAATGTGACTTATACTCCATTTTTTAGCTTAGAAAAAAGAGACCCATTCGATACTGTTGATACAAGTTATCAGACAGAAAGTTTATCAAACATCACTATTTCTACGAGTGGTGGTATAAGCACCATGACATGGACTGGAGATGAATTATATTATGATCCTGTAAATGAAGTTGGTGAAGTTATAAAAATTACTTATCTTCTTTACTTGCCAACTGGTGCAGAGTTAACTAGATATAACATCATTAATGCTCTGCCATTAGCTGACTTGCGAGATGACAGAAATTTTAAATATCCACCCAAGGATTGGAATACCAAAGTAATATCAGAATCTAATTCTGACTTTAGCACGGTAGTCACACAAAAAAATCCTTTCGTTGACTACCTTTATTTTGGTAAAGTCAGAACGAAGTTCCCATATTCAGAAAATGTATACAACATGGATGAATACAATGGATCATTGCGTGATTCGCAAAAACCTTGTGATATCGACAAGAGCTTCATCGAACCTTGCAGTAATGGAATAAGTGCAAAATTTTCCTTGGATGTGGAAATAAGTGATTTATCAGACGATAGAATAACTGAATGTCAAAGTATTATTAATGATTTTACCCCGATGCATTCAATACTGCATACTCTAAATTTTACTGGTAAATTCGAAGATATTATATTGCCTCCAATTGAACAATATGAGGCATTAATTCATTACAACCAAGATGATTACTGCATAGCTGGAATGGCACAATATGTTTTGAATAGGGCCATGTATTTAGGATTGGATCAAAACGCAGTATACAGGAACGAATTGGCAACTCAATGGTCTTGGTACATTATTGAAGGCACGGACGCATACAATCAAGCAATTACATTATTTTGTTCCGAAGTAAATTTTCAGACTCTTGGTGTAAGAGATGTTGATACAGAAACTTTACTAGAAGTACTGTCTCCTTCAGCAAACTCTGGAGAATATTGTGTTCAAAATCCGAACGCTAATTTCATAGATGTGTCACAAACTATTCCAGTAAATGAAACTCCCAGTTTGAATAAATCGTCTTTTACATTTAGGCTTTCAAATATTAATCTAGCCGATAGCAATTTTACAGCAGCACAAGCAAATATTTACAAATTAAATGATGATTCGGTTGTTTTGAGTGATTATGCAATCAAAACTGTTTGGGATGTAAACAACGGATACGCTGCCCAAGCTTGGCAGGTGATTTTGCCGACAGGCACATATGACATATTAGATATGCATGATGATGTTCTAATAATAGAAGATGACGGAACCTTAAGCAATGTTTCTGCGACAGGCGTTAACTGGTCTTTGTTAAGTCCAACAGCAACTGAACTTACATCCAGCAACGGAAACTATGTTGTTGAAGTAATAGGCAAAATAACAATTGATCCAAGTTTGAATTATAACAATGTTAACACACTTATAGATGGAAGTGGATATTTTTACCTTGATTCAACATCAGATCAGTTCAAGTTTTATAGCTATGTAGATGGAGATAACCAATCTTTCTTGGTATACGACTGGAATGGTGGGACTGGTACGGTTGCTGGCAAAATACTAAAAAGACTTGTGGATGATACAACGGGTAATTTCGGTTATCGAGGAATGATGATTAAAGCGTTGCCCGGATGGCCAGTCTTTGATAATCCAGCAAGTGCAGTTGTTGATAATAATAATTTTATATGGAATTACTTGGTAGCACAATATTTTGTTGCCGTTCCAAAACTGTTTGCCATAAGTGAAGTTATGACGATAGGGCCTGATACTTATTGGGTTCTAGACGGAGCACTTATTGATTATGGAGTCGCAACAGGAACTCCGACTACATTCCAAATTTTCCGTTATTCAAAAGAATCCATACAATTGTTCGGAGAGCAACTTTATGATGTAAGCCGATTAGGACAAGAAATTTATGATTATGCTGTCAATTACTCTTTTAGTATGATGGAAAACATGACACAATTAGCCATGAAACCAGAAAAACCGGGAATATCTGATAGTATAAAGCCACAAGAATTTATAAATATAAAGATAGAGTACGCAGATGGTCGTGTTGAAACAGGAGAGATATAATGAACTGTTCAGATAATATCAAAGCCATGGGTTCAATTGAGGGTGTGATTGAATACAACAATGGCAAGTCTTTGAAAATAAGCTGTCCTAATACGGTGCTTATCTTGGGACGAAACGCCCTAGTAAATACATTAATTAATAATACTGGTGACTATCCCAATCTTTTTGTCAATAGAATGGTTTTTGGTGATGGTGGTGTTGATGGAAGTGGAACCCCGAAACTTGTCACAACAAATCGAACGGGCCTTTTTGGAACTGTCCGTGCCACTAAACCAGTAGTGTCAACTGCTAATCCTGACAACTCAACTCAAGCTATTTTCACTTCAGTATTAACATATGATGATGGGAATGGATACAGTTTGAGTGAGATGGCTTTGGTTTTGAATAGTGGTGATTATTATAGCATGGTGACATTTCCACCAATTACAAAAAGTAGCAGCATGCAAATAACATGGAACTGGTCTTTGTCATTCGTATAATATAAAATTTTATAATAGGAAATAAATATAATATGCCAGATATCAATAACATTTCTGTACCTAGATACCAGCCAAGTCAGCCATATCACTATGTGTATGACAACTTGCCTATTGATGCTCTCGTAGCCCGTGAAGATTTAATCAATACGGCTGTTGATGCCAACACAGCAGCTATTGCTGCGACATATGGCACAGCTGGAAGTTTGGCTGGCAGACTAGATCAATCTCTTGAGTTAAATGGAGATTTAAAAACAGCAGCTGTTGACACAAGCTTGCACAACATAGGTGCTCATACTGACGGAAGCTTTACTGTTGATTCTGGAGAGCTTTCAGCCTATCAAGCAGACTATCCTCTTGTAACAAATCCGGTACCATTTGTCAGGATGCTTCAGGCAGAGAGAGAAAAATTAGCCTTAATTGATGATGAAGCTAAAAATATCACTATAGACTTCCCTGATGCTACTCCATCTCCACTTAGTTTTGATAATGGTATAATAAGTTTTGAAGATTCAACTACCATAACTTGGACATCAACAGGTGGACAAGCTGTAAGAGCAGATGTTGTATCAAGTTTGGCAAATGCTCACCAACATTATGACAATATAGTACCTGCAAGCGTTTCTCTTACACCTGATTACCAGAACTATTATACAGCATCTCCTACACCAATAACTTTTACTGCTGGTTCTTTGAAAGTCTACATAAATGGGGTAAGAGTGCCATCTAGTCCAACGCCTGCTATTTATATTCCAACAGCTGATCCTCTGACTTCTTGGACTTTAAATCAATTCACAGAAAATGGAACACCGAATGGATTTTCATTATTGAATCCGATTACGGCCAATGATATTATCGTGATTGATTTTGAAGTTCCTCTTTAATCCATAGCGAGTTAAAAAATGCTCTATGTTTCCAAATCAATTGATATGGAAATTTGTATTATTTGTATTGATGGAGATTTTTCTAAAATACGAAAAACTCAAAAAAGCTCATGCTTCTTGACCAAAGATTACAAAGTCATAGGTGTTATTCCAGAAAACAGAGAAGTTGAACCATCAGAAATAAAAATATATAAAGGTGGACTTTGTGTCACATCGTTAATAGATGTTGCTTTAAAAAATGTGAAATCTGAATGGGCATTTATTGTTTTTGCCGGTTCAGTAATCAAGAAAAAAATTGATCTTAAATTGTCTCAATATGTTGAAAATGAAAGGGATGTACTCTTTCCAGTTGTAAATAGGATTCATGATTTTGTCAGAGGCTCCATGAATGGCATATTGATAAATAAAGCATTTTATGACAAGGTTGGTGAATTTGGGTCTGGAAATGACCTGCAAGATACTAAAATATTATGGGCTGATCGTGCTTTGCAGAATGGTGTAAAATTTAAAGCGATTGTTGGCGCTTGCAACATATGAGGGTTTAATGTCTGATCATAAAAACATCGAAGAACAACTAAATTCTTTGACCGAAAAACATAAAGTCCTTCCCAAGCACACAAATTTTCAAATTGAACATTTTATGCTTGGGAAGGAAACCACAACAAATGGAAAATTGTGGCAATGTATTCGTGAATTAAATTCGAGAAAAGAAAATTTAGCAGCTGTCAATTTAGAAATGGAAGAAGCCCAAGATAATTTGGAATTGGCAAAATTAAAATTGGAATATTTCAAAAACAAGCCGACATTTCGCAAAAATGTTGTTTTAGAAAAGATAGCAAATCAAAAAAAGGAAATTCTTATAAGAAAGCATGAAAGAAGATTGAAAAATCTCCAAAGTGCCATGCTAAAGATTGCTGAAAGGAAAGAAGCAATTCTTGCAGAATGTGCCAAAATAATTGATGTTTTTAATAAGTATAATCCAGATAATAAAGTAATAGATATTGATGATGAAAAAAACCAGCTTGAGTATTGGAATTCAAGATTGATAGAAGAGGTAAATTTAAACGCAATGTGTGGTTTTGCACCTAGCGTTGAACTTATCAAATCTGTTCTTGCTATGCCTGACGATTCTCAGGTGAAAATTCAACTTGGAAATGCTATGTCAGGGGCAAAAAAATTACTCAATTGAAATAACTAAACTATGGCCAGTAAATTAACTTCTTATGACATTGGATATCTACCCGGAGACCTGTCGCTTTATCCACAAGCTATTGACAGCTATGATAATTTATATGAGGCTAAAAACTTAGCTTCGACAAAGTTGGCGCAAAACTTTGGGTTTAGTGGCAAAATCATGGTTGTAGATGATACGACCAATTTCCCGGAACAAGGCATCATTCGTGTAAGCCTCGCAAATTACGATGGCCTCACAAGTGAAATGATGTACTACCAAAAAAAGACATCAAATACATTTCAAGATATAATTAGAGGCTTTTGCGCCACAAGACAAAGTTCTTGGACTGCCGGTGCAAAAGTTGAAGCCGGTGTCATGGCAGAACATCACAATTCTCTCAAAGATGCCATTTTGCAAATTGAATCTAACTTAGGGACAACAGACAGCACAGATATTACCACTTTAAATGGTCTTTTAAAACAACAAGAGGCAAGATACCTTGCTCCTAAAGCTCTTTTCAGAGCTTATCCTTTAAAAGGACCAGCACCGCTGACCGTTAATTTTCATAACTTTACATCCTCAGTCTCAACACGATTCTTTTGGGATTTTGGTGATGGTGGCAGTTCTTATGACAAAAATCCATCGCACACTTATCTGACAGAGGGCAACTACACAGTTCAACTCAGAGTGATAACAGAGCTTGGTGGACAGGGATTTTCAACCAAGACAAGCTACATTCAAGTTTCAAACGAATATACAGAGCCTTTCTTCTATGTTAGCCCAACTATCGGTTATTCACAAGAATATGTGGATAAACACGGTGGAACTGTTACTAACTTTACATTTATCGATCAAACAAATGCTCAAATATCCAATAGACTTTGGCAGTTTGATGATGGCACAAATTATTTTGCAGTTGACCCATATGAGCATGTCGTGACACACAGCTACCAAAAAGCTGGGACATACAACCCTTCTATTCTCATCGGCTTAGAGGGCCAGCAAGTTTTAAGAGTATTCAGTACGCAAGGAATTACGGTGTTATAATGGCCCCAGAAATTACTTTTCCAACTACCTTAGACACAGAAACAAATTTATATGTTGTAAAAGATTCTGCATATCTTGTTTTGGCAAAAGATTATAATCCCGGCGACACAACCATTACTGTTGAGCTAGACACTCAAAAAACTCTTTTATTTCCTACAACCGGCATTATCACTCTGACCGAGCAATGTTCAGACCCCCAATACAGAGGACTTTCTTTTTATTATGGCTCAAGGACAGATACAGTCTTCAGCGATTTGACACTTATAAATCCTGAACTTGATCATTATAAGCCAAGTAGAGTTACAAGTGTTGTTATGAATGTTATGGCAGAACATCATAATAATATAAAAGATGCTGTAATAGCAATAGAAAATTATGTCGGCAAAAAAGGCATTATGGGAAATTACAATACTGTCAATACCGGCAAGCTCGAAGAAAGAACCAACTTCTTATATACCAAGGCATTTGAACCAAAAGCTTGGTTCAGCGTTGATAAAAGAATCGGCCTTGCTCCATTTACAGTAACATTCACAAATCAGTCTATCCGATTGGGAGCTAATATTCCCGGAAATACAATTCAGTATTTTTGGAATTTTGGAGATAATACTTCTTCCAATGTTGTTTATTATGAAGCTACTTCTGATGTTCCTTCTTATGTAAACAATGTTATAGTTGAAGATTTAGACGGCGGGACGATTGAAAAAACCTATACTCGACCGGGAACATATACTGTCACCTTGACAGTAGTAAATGAATACGGAACAGATACTGTAGAATTCAACGATCTTATAAATGCTAAGTATGAAGCTCCAGATGTCTGCGTAGTCGAATTTTCTGCTGTGGAAAATCAGGATGTTGTAAATGGTATATTTAAGACACCCACAGGGGTCAGCGTTATTCTAGGGATTCCAACTGGAATTAACCCCGCTACCGGGAGAACTTACTCTGGGGAAGAAGTCGATGGATCAGGCAATCCAATTGATCCAATTAACAAATACACATGGCTACTATCAGATGATACAAACCATGGTAATGACCAAAACACTACTGCATTTTATACTGTGGGTGGTCTTTACGATGTAGTTGTTAGATGTGATACAGACAGTAGAGCTTATAGAATTACAACATTCCCAGACTATATCAATGTTGTTGAAAGACAGAATTTGTGGCTTTCAACATTTTTTGGTAGCTCCACTACTGTTATCCAAACATCCGAATTTGGATTAATTTCTGAAACATTCAAGACAAAACAAAATTCTTTTACAACTCTCGATATTACAACAACATTTTTGGAGTCGGAAACAAATTCAACACAACTTTTAAGAGAATTTAAAAGAAATACATCTTTTGCATCAAGGTCTGGAATCGTTTCAGGACTTCAAGGAACAGCTATTTTGCATTATGCGACAGGACGCTCTGGAGCGACCATTTCGGATGAAAAGATTAAAGCCATCAGTTACAACGGGTTTTTAGAAACCTACACAGCATTTCCTCTGGCTGGCCCAACATATATTGAACGACCATGGAACTGGGTTGGATTAAATTTCTTAAATAAAATTACATTTATATTCGGCAACTTGAGCGTAGCACAATCTCCCGGATTTTCTTTGACAAACTTGTCAAGACAAGTACACGACTTGGTAACAAATACGCTCGATACCGCAACGCTATCCTCTGGAGATTTTATTGGAGGTGCTTCGGAGTTATTGAGCAATGCTGCTGATTTTTCAGGTGGCGTTGCTATTTATGGCAACTTTAGCGCCTATAGGTATGCTTGGAGAAATAGGAAAGGTTATATTCTTAAAAACAATGCTGTTGGAACATTTTTCCAAATCAAATCTTTCTTTGCGTCATATGAAGATGCCAACTATTCTGTTGCTGGGTTTGAAAAACTTCCCGATATATTAGGCCCAGTCAAATATGAAGGCCAATTAGTAAATCTAAATAGTGGTTTGTTTTTCTTCAATAATACTGGCGCTGTGTCTTCTTTTGATACAACAACAAATGTTTGGAGGACTGGTGGTCCGGGACTAAATTCAGCAGAATTTACTACTTTGCAAGATACCACCGCTACAAATTACGACTCTGAATCTAATACTTTATTGGCAACTACTGATGGAGACAGAAGAGCCTTTTTAAGTTTTGATTATTCCAATAATTCCTTCATCAAATTCAACGATTTGGATTTGACATTTACTAAATTACCAGCAAGACCGTCTGGAAATCAATGGAATTTTGGATTTTTCTAACGATAGATACTTGCAAAAGAAGGTAATAAATTGGCTGTTCCGTTTCCACCTAAAGTTGTATACCCCCTAGACTACGATACAGATCGTACTCTGTTCAAGGTTTACAATACATCAGAAACCGTTTTGTCCGCTAATTTGGAAGCTTGGGCAACAACCATAAACATCATTCCAGTTGAACTAGAAAAAAATGAGATTTGGTCAGACAATGGATATGTGACAATAAGCGGTGAATTGATTTATTATGATGCTGTCGGTAAAGACTCGAACGGCAAAATTAATACACTTTTGAATTGCATTCGTAATCTTGGAGGACAACCTCCACAATACAATCTTGCTGGTACAGATGTAAGAGGATTTGTTCTAGCCGAACACCATAATCAGCTTGCCCGTGCGATAGTTAATGCAGAAAACTTTATGGGCATTAATCTTGCACAAGATAAGGCTACTCTTGATTGGAGAATAAGAAATCTTGCTAATCAGGGAGCTATAATAGATGACTATGGCTGTCCAGAAATTAATTTTAATTATTACATAATTTCAGAAGATATAACTGTTGGAACTACTATAGCATTTAATCTAGAAGTAAATGGCACATTTGATAGTTTTGTAATAGATTTTGGAGACGAACAGTCCACAACAACCGTCACAGGTGGCACCCATCTTTATGCTCCGAACTCAACAATTGACCCAGTAGTAACCGTAACTTCAACAAATTGCGAAGGCGTGGTGAGTGGTGTCAAGAGAAATGTATTGAATCAACCTTTGGCACAGCAGGTAACAATCGACCTGAATATTGCTGTACCTACGATACCTGAATTTCCAAATTTACCATCTGTATTTACTAATAATGTAAACAACCAACTTTTACTCCCACCTATTGTATTCCCATGTTTAGACCCCGTGGGTTTTGGACCCATTACTGTTCCATCAGTAATCAAAATCACACCGCCATTAATAATTCCTAGCATAGTAAATTTCGTAAATCCTCCAAATATACCGAGTTCAGTAAGCATCAGTCCTGTAAGCATAAATCTTCCTAGCTACATTTATGTTGAAGGTCTTTGTTCTCCCATTCCTCCAACGCCGTTCCCTCCGATACCGCCAGCACCAGTTCCACCGACACCAGTTCCACCGACACCAGTTCCTCCAACACCAGTTCCCCCGACACCAGTTCCCCCGACACCAGTTCCTCCTGTTCCCCCGACACCAGTTCCTCCTGTTCCTCCAACACCAGTCCCGCCAACGCCTGTTCCTCCAACGCCAGTCCCGCCAACGCCTGTTCCACCTACACCAGTTCCTCCAACGCCACCAACGCCGATACCTCCTGTCCCTCCGGGAACACCGATACCACCATCTCCCGTTCCTAATCCACCTGTGTCTCCGTTGGCACCGGGAACTCCAACAGCACCGGGGGCACCCTTAGCACCCGGATCGCCAGCAGCACCTTCATATTCTTGTAGCAGATATGGATATGTTGGTGGTGGAAGTACCGATGGCGTTACTGCTTTCAATAATATTTTCAAAGTTGATTTTACCAACGATGCAGCATCTCTTGTTGGCACAGCAACTCTTTACCAAGCTGCACAAGATTTGCATGGCCTGAGTGGGGCTTTCACACAAGGTTATTTCTCCGGTGGTGCTAGCAATGCTCTGGCAACAAAAACAAATATTTTTGATTATTCTTCTGAGACTAGAAGCACTCTTGATTCAGACGATCTTAAGCGTTACAGGGGATTTGGCATATCTGATGGGGCTTACCGTGGTTATATAAGTGGAGGATCAACGGCCTACTCTGGTACATCTGTAAAAAGTACGATTCGTCTTGTTTTCAGCAACAATACTGTTTCTCAAATATCATCTCTAGAATTACCAGAGCCAACTACTGGACTAACTGGCAGCGATGGAGCAACACTTAAAGGTTATTTTGCTGGAGGCTATACAGGCGCTCTTATAGTAAGAATCAACCAAATTAGTTATCAAAACGAAACACTTTCTTCTGCTCCCGGAATTTTGTCTCCGGGTCGGCAATATACCGCTGGCTGTTCTGGTACTGAAGCCAAAGGATATTTGTCTGGAGGGTTTAGCTCAACATGGAGCCAATATACTAGCATACTTATTCATAATACAGGAGCAACAGTAGCCAAGGCTAGCGCTGATTTAGGATATGGAATTCAGAGAGCAGCTGGCCTAACCAATAGGCAATCCAGAGGATATTTTGTTGGTGGTGAAGCCAACGGAGGCTTTGGAGGCATAACGCTTGGAACTTTGAATATAATAATGTTCTCGTTGGATGCTTCATTCGCTGCGTTGACGAGTTTGCCATTAGGAGCCGTTAGGCAGGGAATGGCTGCGATTTCACCTATATGTAGGCCACTAGGTGGTCCGGGTGGATTCGTAGCTGGAGGATCATATGGATTCGATGGATTTACTTCTAGTTATTCCAAGAAGACAGATAAGATTGTCTTTGCCTACGACACAACAATAGCAGTAACATCTGCCGATCTTAAATCTTCTCCAACACGCCGGGAAGCAACAGCAGGCGTTTCTGGAAACTCTTACAGGGGATATTGGGCTGGTGGCTATGCGGATAGATTTACAGCGGTTATAGATAAAATTTATTACAGCGTTGAAAGGACAGTAGCTGTTGGAACAGCGGTTCTTACTGATGGAACGCATGGAGCTTGTGGTGTTTCACAAGGCGCGAACCTAGGTCGTACATGGGTTCAATATCAAACAATCTGTACAAAGGATACTTTGCTGGTGGAATCAACGAGGTTGTTCGTTATCAATGGGTTCAAGTAGTGGCGTTTTCCAGTAATACATCTTACTGGTTATCATCTAAGATGCTCACACGGTCTGTATCTGAACTGGCTGGAATGGATGCTGACAATACTAAGGGTTATTTTGGCGGAGGAGACACCTCTCCTTATGGTTCGTCTAATGTTGTTGATAAATTTGATTTTTCAACGGACACAATAACAGCAACAACATCTATCTCTAAGTGCCTTTCCCTTGCCAGAACTGGTCTTGGAGCGGTATCTGAAAGAGTTTCAAAAGGATATTTTGTTGGCGGTTCATCTAGCGTTCTGCAAGATGTAGGAACATGTGATAAAATTACATTTTCAACAGATGTTACAGATGCAACTCTTTCTGGCAATCTTACACAATCGAGAACATATGTAGCTGGTGTATCCGCTGTTGTTAGACCAACCATGTCATCAGCTGGAGCTTATTTCACAGGCGGGTACAGTAGTAGCAGCCCGACAGTTTTGACAGAAAAAATAGTATACCAAGATGATATAAGTTTCTACTTGGCAACAGCCAATTTGGTCATAAGAAGAGCAAATGCAGCAGCGATTAGCGAGAGTGAATATTACGGTTATATATGTTCTGGAAACTTGTCTGATTATGGAAACACTTCTTTAACAAACACATTTGAGTATATTGACTACTCGAATGATACTAGAGGGTTTATTACCAGCAGCGTAATAGGTCAGGCAAGAGAATCCATGGCTGGATGCACGGGAAATGATACTTTTGGATATTTTGCTGGAGGCCAAACTACTGTATTCAGTTCAAGAATTGATAAGTTTAGCTATGAGACGAATGCTTGCAATCAGCTTACCTCAGAGAGTTTGTCTTCAGGGAGAGCATTTTTAACCGCTATTTCAAGTGGCTACAATAGAGGTTATTTTGCTGGTGGTTTAAGTTCAGTACCCGTTTCAACAGTCGAAAGTATTCTTTTTAGTACTGATGTTGTTTCAACAAATTCAAGTGTTATGCTTGGTGGGCCAAGATGGGGATTGTCAGGTAATGATGGAGATTCAAACGAGGGTTATTTTGCTGGTGGAATACAGTCTGGGAATATTGTTAATTTTGTGGAATCACTTTCATATTCTTCCGGTGAAATAAGTGCAACATTAAGTGGAACTTTAACAACGCCTAGATACAATCTTGCTTCAGCGACAGATGGTCAAGCTAAAGGATATTTTTCAGGTGGTGCTTCTAGTAGAAATATGACATCTGCTATGTCAAGCATAACAGAAGCTTTTATTTATGGAACAACTGTCCCCATCCAAGGTATAGGAACGGCTGCACTTACTGTACCCCGTTTTGGATTGGTTGGAATGTCCGGTTCTAGGAATTTGGAGCAGGCACCAACCTGTGGTAATTTATACACAAACGGATCATCTAGTATTCATACTAAAGTATTCAGTTATCCAGATTCAAATGGTTTGATTGAATTCGAATACAACGCATATAACTCTCCAGATAGATTCATTGTCTCAGATGTATTTAATAATGTATTCTTAGATACAGGATATGTTGGCACCACAACTACTGGCTGTCCATCTTGGGTTCAAGGAGCACTCGGTAATTTCCCTGCTACTGGAAATTTTTCTTTCACTAAGCCAGCCGAAGTACAGAGAATTAAGGTAACCATCGAAAGTCCCTGTGAAAATATAGGGTGGGACTATCAGTTATCTTGCTTACAAACAAATCTATATACGACTGGATTATCATATGGAACATATCAGCTTAGAAGATACGGAGAGTCTGGATTTTATACAAAGCTAGCGCCAGCTTTTAGTGCAGAAAACTACAATTATGCAATTGATTATGTATCAGACCTTTACTATGGCTTTTATTTAAGTGAAGAGGATTATCCTTTTATATTTGCAGAAGATGGAGTATGGAAAGAAATAAGTACGGGAACCGGACACTTTATGGGGACAAGGAATGTTCCAAATGGATACAACAATATTTTGGTTGTTGAGGGAGACAACACATACGGTCAACTAGGTCTGGGAGATACAGTTCCAAGAAATAGCCTTACTCCAACAAATTTTGCTGCAACCAAAGTGGCATGTGGTGCATTTCACAGCATGCGTATTGATTTAGTTGTTCTGGACAGTTATACGGCACAGGAGCAAACAGTTCTGGTCAGCTTGGAATAGGGCCAACGCTCTCTGTCAGCCAGTTTACCCAGACTGGAACAGGGGCTGGATTCTGGGCCTCAGTTTCAGCTGGACAAGATCATACTTTTGCAATAAAGACTGACGGCACAATGTGGGCTACTGGAAAGAACGATCAAGGCCAGTTAGGAACTAATGACCTGACTAATAGGTCGGCATTTACACAGGTGGGAACAGATATCAACTGGGCTAAGGTGTCTTGTGGCCTGACTCATACTATGGCCATAAAAACAGATGGCTCTTTATGGGCGACTGGAGATAATAGCCAAGGACAATTTGGAAACTCAAGTATTTCGAGTGCTTCTAGATTTGTTCAAGTTGGTTCCTTCAAATGGAAAGAAGTTTATGCTGGAAATAAAATTACGATGGCTATTCGTGATACAGGAATTACACAGCCATCAATTACAGTAAACGCAGATTACTTTATTATTCAATATAATTTTGCACAAACTGCTGGAACAGACTTAGATACATCTACAAAACTCACATATCCAACTCAAGAGGGGCCATATGGATTTAGTTGTAGAAATCAAGGAACTTCAACTTATATGGAATGGGGTGGAGACAATACTGGATTTGGGGTTGAGTCTGTGTTAATAAAAATTAAAGATATTAGAAGAGATTTTCCAAATGCAACATATATTGACTTTTTGTGTGCTTGCCATTGGTATGGATCAAGATATACAGGCGATATATCTTTAGATATTAGTGCTTATCGTGGTGGAACCCCTCAAAAACAGGGATATGGATTTGTTATAAATAATGGAACGCTTTTGGATACCTTGAAGTTCCCAGATAATATAACAAAACGCTATTCTAGTTGTGAAAGCGCACAAGTTACAGGCGTAATTAGATATGATTTAGTAAATGGAGAAATTTATAGATTGCCACCTAATGTTTCTTCACCCGGAATTTTATTCGTAGCGTGGGATTAAATTATGCTTACAGAAAACCTCAAATTAGAACTTGAAAAACAATTTGACGAAACACCAGACTATGTGATTGGTGTTAGCTATGGATTTAAGAAAAAAAACGGCCAAAAAACAAATCAAAAATCAATAATTTTCAAAGTCTTAAATAAGAAACCTGTAGGGCAAATACCACAAAATGAAATAATTCCCCCATCTATCAAAGTTAGCGGGTCAGAGTATATTACTGATGTTGTTGAGGGAACAAAGGCAGAATTTTTTAATTGCTTTGCTTCAGAATCTGATCCAAGCATTCAAAGATTGCGAGGTATTCCAAATCTTCTTGCGCCGATGCGTGGTGGAAATGAATTAGTACTGATGCCAGACGGATGGAGTGGTCCAGCACTAGGAAGCTCCGACTATACCGTTGGAACATTAGGATTTTTTGCTGTTGATAACTATGATGACAAGGTTGTCGGAGTGACCAACAGCCATGTTGCAGTCTTGCACAGACTTTATTGCAATGAAAGAGATATAGGAGACGAAGACCCTAATCCATATAATACAATAGACGAAAGACCATGGACAAATATTTTGCCAGATTTGGATATAAACCCGAAGTGTGCTGTTTGGAATAATACTAATTTGTCTGATGCATCTGTAAACATCAAAAGATACATGCCAGTAACAGCAATAGGAAGAAATTATGTAGATTGTGCTTTATTGATTATGAATTCTGGGAATCTTCCAGCTAGTGCTACACCATACATCGATTCTACAAGCTATCAAGTTTGGCAACCTATTGGAGAACCTGACTACCCTACCCATATGCCTTTTGCTACAAAACAAGAACTTGATAACTTGTTAATTAGCAATCCAAATCTTTATTCTACGGGGAGAAGGACCGGCCCCAAAGGATGGGCTCCGATTAGCAGCTGTATTTTGCGTGTCACAGAAGTCGGTGTTAACGAGACTATCGGTGGTGAAGAAGGTGACACATATTGGTCTGATATAATTAAATTTCAATACGAGGATGGCGCAGGTTATCCAGCTAGACCCGGAGATAGTGGGAGCGTTGTAATAGCTGATTTCAGCGGTGTTAGAAAAATAATTGGACTTCTATTTGCTGGAAACGAATCAGAGTCATATGGGCTTTTTTGCAGAATTGATCGTGTAGCTGCGACTATGAATATTCGTGCTTGGGATTCTTCATATGTTTTAGATAAATCTTATCCAACAAAAACGGAAATAGTAGTAACAGAAAACGCAAATTTAGGAGGAACTCCGAATTTCGTACAAAATGGAAAACATTTTTGGCAGTCTGGATTTAGGTACATAACGACTCCAGAAGGCTATAGCCCAACGCCTACTCCAACGCCAGCACCACCTGCT